CACTTGGACCAAGTTGGTAGGAATAACATGTGCATAACTTGAAACTTATCCACAGCGTGTGCATAACATGTGCATAACTTGAAACTTATCCACAGCGTGTGCATAACATGTGCATAACTTTTGTTGCAAAAATACGACAAAATTGCGGTAGACCAATAATGGCATTTGTGTTATACTTGTATTTGTAGTGATAGTGCTACAGCGTAAAAACAACAACAAAACGCAGGCTCTTTAACAATCAATCAAATGTCACAAACACATGACGCATTGTGACCCAGCATCACATGCCAGGTCATATATAAATCATGTCTATTTCATTAACACAAATCGGAAAACTAAACATGTCACAAATCGTTACATATTCAAACAAACACGGTCGCACTTTTAAATGTCAACAACATGATATTTTTGATCGAGCCGGCAACAGCATCTATCAAGTGACCAGTCTGCGTTACCTGCGTGACCTAGTGCCCAATGCACGCCGCATCATTGATGTGGGTGCTAATGTTGGTACTAACACAATGGAGTACGCAACCTGGGCCCAGCAAGTGGAAGCATTTGAATGTCAAACCAGTACTTTTGAACTGTTAGAACACAATGTTGCTACCAACCAATTGTTGGGTGCAACAGGTGTGCCCTGGTACAAAAGTGCAACAGCATCAACCGCTATAACTGGACACATCACATTGCACTACACCGCATTGATGGACCGAATTGGTATTGCATTTGTTACAGAAAAAGCAGATGGACTTGCAAGTTTTGTGCGTTTTGACTCAGGTGATCATGAATGTACAACCAGTACAATTGATAGTTACAACTGGAACAATGTTGATATTATCAAAGCAGATACTGAAGGTACTGAATGGTTGATCGTACAAGGTGCAAAACACACAATTGAGCGTTGCAGACCTGTTGTGCAAATTGAAATGTGGAATTGGGAAAAGCGTTTTGGTTTACACAATCAACACATGCTAGACTACTTCCAAAGTATCAATTATACACAAACTAACAATGCAGGTGATATTATTCCCTGGACCGCACATGGTCGTTGGAACAAAGCACTTGCAAAGGCAGCAGGACACAAATCAAGTGCAATGGATAGGTTCTTTGTACCTAACTAAACAAAAGCCCCTTAATTGGGGCTTTTTTTTGACTGTGCAATTACTTGTGCTTGAGCCGGAGCCAATTCCACAGCCCATGATTCCACACCACAATGATCGATCTGCAGGCTGTGACGACAAATCCAGGCTTGATCAGGATCTTCAGCAACAGGAGTCAATTGACCAGGCACCAGTGCTCGTGGTATACGCAACACATACACTGTGTGGTCATAATCCCGTTGCAGTTGTCTGTAACGACGATGTGCCAGATCCGATCCAGGATACAGCAACACAAAGGTCTGTCCAGGCAACAGTTTACCTGTTGTGATGTCCATGCTTGTGCGGCTGGAACATTCAATCCGCCTGGATTCCACAAACTTTTCATAGTCCTGGGGACCAAGTGCAAGATAGTAATATTTGAGTTTGGGCATTTTCATATACAATATTTACTCAACTGAGTTGACTTGCAATGCATTCTGCGTTATACTACGTATACATTATTAAACAACAGGAGGCTTATAATGAACACAGCACACGAAGTAGAAACACTCGAAGCATTACAAGGTATAGCAAGAGCATTAGCAGATTTGGAAGGCGACAAAAGATCAACAGTTGAATTTGGAACAGAGACATACAATTTGATTAGTTGGTTAGGAGAAAGTCTAGATAGCATTGCAAAAACACTAGAAAAGATCGAAAACAAAATGAAATAAAACAAAGCCCGAAAGGGCTTTGCAACATCTAAGGAATACAAAATGCACAACCATGACATTACTTTAAAACGAGTTAAAAAAGGTCAACACATTGGCAAATACAAAGCATCGTTCTATAAACAACCGCTGTGGCCTGTAGGCTGTGCGGGACAGAAACCATTCAAAGTCTGGTATGCTGACACAAAACTGGAGGCCCATACTCTTGTGTATGCGTATGAAAAAGAATATCTAACAAAAACCTAAAGCCTCCAAGTTTATAGGTTTTTGGCCCATCTAAATGGTGGGCTTTTTTGTTTCCGCTAAATAATCACATGACAACGGAATTGATTCAAAATTTACCAGAGGACCAGCACACTGACAAAGTCAAAATCAGCAGTCGTGGCGGTGCTCGGGCAGGTGCAGGCAGACCTCGAGGTTCTCGTGACCGTGTGACTGTGCAGAGTCTCTTGGAGACCTTGACTGTGAAAACGGGTGGACTGACCTATGAAGAACTGTTGATTGATGACTTTCTGAACGCACGCCTGAGCGATGACAAAGTAATGATACACAAGTACCATACACTGATTTCAAACAAACTGATCTCCACCTTGGCCACAGTAGAGGTCACGGACTCGGACGATACCCTACAGCGTAGACAAGCGGCTTTTGCAGAAGCCATTGCTCAAATCACCGGTATTAATACCCAGGACTAAATACTATTATGCCATTAGATAAATCAAAATCACCCCGAGCGTTCCAAAAGAACATCCGCACTGAAGTTGCCGCAGGTCGGCCTGTGAAACAAGCAGTGGCCATTGCATACGCTGTGGCAGGTAAGAAAAAGAAGATGGGTGAAAAGATTTCAGCCACTATCAAAAGAGACTCTGCATCCAAAGGAAAAACAAAATGAAACCAGCAAGAACACAAGACGACCACAACATGAACTTTGATGGCATGGAGGCAATTGCTCCCAAGCGTTCAACCAAACTTCATACCAACACTTGGAGTGGTCACGCCAATGATGGTCGTGAAGTAAACTTTGGCCGTGGTCCTACCAAAGGCAACCAGGGCCGTGGTGCTCCAGGACAACCTGGTGCAACTAAATCAGTCACTCAGGATTCATACCGTGACACACCCAGTTCAAGAACAGTGCCTGCTTTACCCCCACAAGGTTCAGTGCGTGATTCAATCAACCGTGGCAGCCAAGTTCGCAACCCAGGTGGCACAAGATCATGGGATCCCAAGGCTGGTCAGAACTATTCAGGCAACCCTGACAAGATTCGCACAGGACAATCTGGTGGCGGCACTTACAATCGTGAGAGTCCTAGTCGAGTTCCCAACACAGCACGTGGTGAGAGCAATTTCAACTATGGCCCCAAGAGCCAATATTAATATATGAGCCAGGCATTTTTACCCCTTGGACCCAACTATCTCTTGGACCTGGCTGATGACTCAAGCCTGGCCACTCTGCAGATTGCTGACAACAATGCTGTGGGTGCGACATGGCAGGTCAGCAATCTTGACTCAGCCAATGTGGCCTATGTTCAGATCAGCACTGAAGAGTTTGATGGCGGAGCCATTGTGCCAGGCGTAGGTGTACCTGGACAAGGCACAGCCATCCTACCCAAACAAAGTGTGTTTGTGACGGTGAATATCACAGGCATTGCAACAGGCAATGTGTTTGTGTCTGGTGCTGTGACAGGCACAGCCACAGTGATCCTTGTGCCAGGACTCATGACATGACCACACGGTTCAGACCATTAAGTTCAGTCAATCAATTGGACGCCACCGACTCCCTGGATGGCTTTGATTTTGCGGCAGGAGACTTTCCCAATGCAGTGTTAGTCAGCAACACTGACACAGGCAATGCCGTGGTAGTCAGCGTGTACGCAGACACAGCAGGAACCTATGCTGCCTATCCAGCGGCTGGCAATGATTATATAGGTCATGGTGTTGTGGTTCAACCCGCCACCGCAGTGCTGATAGCAGTGAACACAACATTTGCCGCTGCCGGACCTGGAACACAATTGGCCGGTACTGTGCAATGTGCAGTGGGTCAAACAGCCACTGTGCTGTTCAATGCAGGAGCCTTAGAATAAGGAAAACAAAATGAGAATATCAACCACAAACCAGCAAGCAAAACCAGTAAACCAAAAGCGTGGACCAACCACAGGCAATGGCGGCACTGGCACAAAACGAGCAGACTTCATGGCTGAAAAGAGCCGCACAGGAAGTGAAAAGTCTGACCTGGCCAACATGATTACCGACGCTGTAGCGGCTCGTGGTCGTGGCATGGAAGGCTTCAGAGACAAGACAGTAGAAGGACTACACACCAACACCAATGTTGGTCGCGGTCCCACAAAAGGCAACGCTGCCAAGCCACAAAAAAGTGGTGGCGGTCGCCGTGGTGCATTAGGTGCCACTTCAGGTTATTAATTGACCACCACTTGGGCACACACTGGGTGTGCTCAAGTTTTTGATTTGTTTAGAAAGGATATGTTATGAACAAAGCCACACCTGCCCCCGAAGGCAACATCTGGGACGATGTCCCTGCTGAAGATAAAAAACCCACAAAGAAAATTGACCCGGTCCCCAAGACAGCGGCTCCTGTAGCACCGCCTCCTGCGTCACCCGAATACGATACAGAAGGTCTCATGACAGACTTTCCCACAGCCACTGACCTGGAACGCTTTGTGTTTGATCAGACCGGCGTTGTGCTCAGTCTCAAAGGCCGTGCCAACAAATTGAAATATCAAGTGGCCATGGATGTGCTGAATGGTGAGTCGGTGGATGCCAAATTTGTGGGTGATGGCAATCCATACCTGGACAAGGCCGACATGGTGCCAGAAGAGCCCTTGAAAGAATTGCCCCCTAGGGACCCAGCCATTCCTGCTCGCGATCAAATACAAAACGAATTCTACACAGCCTTTGTGCCACATTCGGATGCGGAGTATCATGCTCGTGGTGTGAAAATGCATTGCATGTTTCGCAAGTACAAAAACAATTGCATCACTTATGAAGTGCTGGGACCTATTGAACCCAGACCATATGGTGAAAAGATTGACAAGTTTGGTCGCATGAGACCTGAGATCATCAAATGGGTTGACCCCAGAACAGGTGAACAGATTGTTCAGCGTGAAGATGGTTCAATGACCACAATTGGTCGCCGACTCCGAGCCATGATGCAGACCATGAAGTACAATGATTCAAACCAGTGGATACGCTATATCGACCGAGACTTTATCAGCCTGGATCAACGAGCCGCTGCCAATCCTTGGGACTTGGAATCATAATGAACATTTACATTCCACAAAAAGTAGTTCTAATCATTGACAACAGTGATAGACATGTTGTATTAAAATGTATTGGCAGTCCAGAGCATTTTCGTGAAGGTTATGGAAAGTGGGCACTAAAATGAGCGACGCAAAGAACCACACCCTGAGAGATGGCATGATCCACAACGCAGTGGAAACCCGCAGAGCAGACGAGACTAAAATAATGCAAAAGGTCAATGCAGTGAACCGCGAAGCATTTGTGCAACGCATGCCAGGACAACTGGAACATGTGATGCGTCTTGTGATGGAACGCTTGCAACACTGTTTGTACAAGAGTGATGGAACACTGTTAAATGATCCCCAGACATGGAGTGCCACAGCACAAG